TGGGCGAGCACGTCATCCTCGCAAAAGATGGCGACACCTACTGGATTAGAGACGATCACGGCGGCTATGACATGGCCGATCGTGAAGAGCTTCGTCCCATCCGCACCCCCGCCCAGCGGGCAGAGGATGAGGCGGTAGAGGAGATGATTGCCGTGGCCAAGGAGGGCTCGCCGTCCTTCCCTACGAGCGAAACGATGATGAGGCGCCTATACCGCGCCGGCTATCGCAAGGTGCCGGGCGTTAAACTGGAGAACGACCAATGAACCTTAAAACCCTAACCGCCGCCGCCCTTATCGCCTTCACCGCGCCAGCCTACGCAACCGTCGATGTATTCTGCGAGCATGTGTCGGGTGTTGTCGGCAAGGTGTACCAGATGCGCGACCAAGGCTTCACCACGGGCGATATTTTGTTCATGGTGCGCAGTAGTTGCCTTGCTACTGAGCAATCAGCTTGCGACAAGCTGGAGGAGATCGCCCGCGACTCGGAACATAACCCGATGCCGGCGCATATCAGCCTCCCTGGCCACGCAGCCAAAGAGGCCGCCTACCGCATGTGCGCACGCGAACGAATCCAAGCGGGCATTTATGGCACGCCTTATGGGTTCTATGGGCACTAACGGCAGCAGTGCCAGCGAAGCGCGCCCTATGCTACACTTGGGGAAACCTTGTCAACCCTGGCTTAGCCGATGACTCAAAAACCACGAATGCGCCCTGATGCCCACGGGAACCTGTTTTTCTCGGATGGCCTGCAAAACGTCGTCAGCGGGCTAGGCACGGAGCGCGACAAGCGCAGCTCTAACCAGTTCATCTACTCCACGATTGACCGTCAAAACCTGTTCGAGCTTGAAGCGGCGTATTCCACCGCCTGGCTTGCACGAGCCGTGGTCGATTACCCGGTAGATGACGCCACCCGCGAATGGCGCTATTTCTCATGCGAGGAAGCCAGCGACATTCAGCGCGGCGAGAAGCGCTATCGCGTGCAGCAGCATGTGCAGGAGGGCTTCAAGTGGGCTCGGCTGTATGGCGGCGCTGTGATCGTCATGGTCACGGATCAGGACATGAGTCAGCCGCTTGACGTTAACCGCATCAAGAAGGGCAGCCTAAAGCGCCTGGTGACGGTAGACCGAAAATACATCACCGGCATTGACTATAACTACACTGACCCAACCGCCGCTAACTACCTGCTGCCCAACTCCTACATGGTGTATGGCGGATCGCTGCACATTCATCATAGCCATGTGGTGCGCATCCCGGGCGAGCGAGTGCCGTTGTCTATCCGGCAAGTTAACGGCGGATGGGACGATAGCGCGCTGCGCAAGTGCATGGAGGATATCAAGGACGCGGTTAGCTCGAAGGCCGGCATCGCCTCATTGATTCAGGAGGCTAACGTCGATGTGATCCAGCGCGAAGGACTGTCCGACGAGCTGGCCACCGAGGATGGCAGCAGCGCCATTATCCACCGCTACCAGCTTGCCGGCACGCTCAAGGCGATTAACCGGATGCTGTTGTTGGATGGCGACGAGACATACGAGCGCCGCGCCGCCTCGTTCGGCGGTCTGGGCGAGATTCTGCACCGCCTGATGGAGTGGGTATCTGGTGCTGCCGACATCCCTATGACACGGCTGTTCGGCATCCAGTCAAAGGGTATTGGCGACTCGGGCGGTGGTGACGAGAAAAACTACCTGAACGCCATCAAGGGCAAGCAAGAAAGCGACTACCGAGATGTGCTGGAGCAGATTGACGAGGTGATGATTCGCTCCACCCTGGGCGCCATGCCCGAGGAGTGTGAGTTTGAATGGAACCCACTATCCCAGCCATCCGGCGTCGAGCAAGCCCAGCAGGACTTGGCGCACAGCCAAGCCGATAGCGTCTACCTCGCCGACGGCGTGTTGAAGCGCAGCCAGGTGGCGCGTCGGCTCCAGTCCGTGGGCAGCTATCCAATTAATGATGCGCATATCGAGGAGCTGGAGAAGGCCGAGCAGGAAGAGGCCGAGGGTATGTTTGAGTTGCCGCCTGGTGAGGAGCCGCCACTGGAGCCTGAAGCGTGACCCCCCTCGAACAGCTAACCGAGGCCAACGCAGAGCGCCAAGCGAAGCGCCGCCGCCCTGCTAAGCCAGTGAGGCCGCCCGAGGATGCCGAGAGGTATTACCGGGCGCAGCTTCGTTCGTTGGTGCAGACGATGGCGGAAAGCATCGAGCGCCATGTGCTGCCGACGCTCAAGCGCGTCAAGGGCGATTACACTGCGGATAGTTGGAGCGACGACATCGAGGGCAGCCTTGAAGCGGCATGGGCGCCATTTGCTGGCGCGGCGATGGAGGTAGCGTACCAACGCCTAGCCCGCGAGTTCGTCAGCCGTGTGACGCAGGAGACGACCGAACGCCTGGTGCGCAGCGTGAATCAGGCAGCGGGCGTTAACCTGGGGCCGATATTCGAGCAAGAGCCGATGCGGGATTTTATGCGCGTGTCGATTGAGCATAACACGTCGCTAATTAGCTCAGTGCCGGAAGAATACTTCAAGCGAGTCCGTACAGTGGTTTATGAGGGTGTGGCGGGCAAGGTGGCACCGACCACCATCGCCAGTCGGATTCAAGAAGCAACGGGCGTTAGCTATCGGCGCGCTCGGGTTATCGCCAGGGACCAGAACGCCAAGATCACCAGCCAGGTAAATGAGCGCCGCCAGAATCTGGCGGGCATCAAGTATTACCGTGCCGTGGATGCTGGCGACGAGCGAGTTACCGGGCGCCCAGGTGGGCGCTACCCGAATGCTCGCATTAGCTGCTGGGGTATTGCGCGTAAGGATGTGGGCTATGGGCCGGGCGTGTATCGCTGGGACGAGGGCGCCACATGGGGTGGTGAGAAGGGCCTGCATCCGGGGCGGCATCATCCGCAGTGTAGGTGTACGGCGAGCCCGGTTTTTGCGTGGGAATTGAAGAAAGGCGCACCTAACTGATGGCTGTTTTGTTTTCAGTGGATAATCTGCTAAACTACCGCAAGACATAAACCATTTGGGTTTGCAATGCCGCTTAAAGCGATTACCGCAACGGTTCAAGACCGCGCCAGCTACAAGGTTAGCAAGCGCGCCTATCTTGACAACGGCTATCTAAAAGTCCCGGGCCGCGTCGCCCGCGTCGGCGTGCAATACTACCTGGCATCCGAGCTGGGAATCACTGACCGTGAACCGGGAGATCGTATCGGCGTGTATCGCCCGCCCGAGGAAGTCTTCGCAGCAGACTCCCTTGCCAGTTATGCCGACTCCGATGTAACCATCGAGCATCCCGGCGACATGGTGGACGCCAACACGTATCGTCAGCATAGCGTGGGCCACGTCACGGATGCCGCCAAGCCCGATGGTGAATACGTCGAGGCCAACCTGATTATCAAAGACGCGGACGCTATCAAGGAAGTTGAAGCGGGCCGCGTCGAGCTGTCCGCTGGTTATCTTGCCGAGTATGTCCCGCAAAAAGGGACCACCGATACCGGCGAAGATTACGAGTTCATCCAACGCAACATCAGAATCAACCATGTCGCATTGGTCAGCGCTGCACGCGCTGGCCGTGAGGCGCGCTTGTACGACGAAAAGCCCCAGGAGGCTTCCATGACCGTGACTGTAACGCTGGACGGCACCTCTATCGAGGTCGCCGACAAGTCCACCGCTACGCTTGTTGAGGATCGCTTTAACAGCCTCCTGAAGCGTGTCGGTGATGCCGAGAAACAGGTGGCAGACGCCAAGGCCGCGCAAGACGCTGCCGAGGCAAAAGCCGACAAGCTGGCCGAAGACAAGGCCGCACTTGAGGCGAAGACTTCCGACGAAGCCATCGCCGAGCGCGTGAAGGCCATCCACGATGCGCAGTCCGCCGCTTCCAAGCTGGCCGGTGCCGACTTCGCTTGCGATAGCCTGGACCCGATGGCCATCAAGCGTGCCGCGCTGGCTGTTGCCCGCCCGTCGATGGATTGGTCCGCCAAGTCTGACGAGTACGTCGCCGCCGCCTTCGATATGTCTTACGAAGAGAAGGCCAAGGAAGAAGAGGACGAGGATAAGCGCTCCAAGAGTGCCAAAGACTCCCTCTCAAAGTTTGGCCAGGATATGGCGGGGGCTAAGCCTGGTGACGGCAAGGCCACTATCGACTCAGCCTATCAGGCATACATGGATGCCAAGGTTAAGCGCTCACAGGAGGCCCGCTAATGGCTACCACACAAGACACTTTTGACCAGTACACCCAGCTCGGCTACCACGGCGCGCTGAATACTGACTTCGCCTGGTGGGCGGATAGCCCGAAAGCCGAAGGCGGCGCTATCGGGTTCGGCGTTGCGGTGCAGTATGGCACTGCCGACGATCAAGCCGTTGTGGTCGCCACTGGCGCCACTGAGGGCGAGATTCTGGGCGTTACCCTGCGCACTCAGTCTGTTGAAAACAGCTTCAGCGGCACTGAGCAGGTCAGCGAATACGCCGAAGGTCGCGCCATGTCGGTGCTGAAGAAGGGTCGCATGTTCGTTGCCGTGTCCGACGGCTCAACCGCTGGTGGACAGGTCTACATCGTTCCCGGCACCGGCGAGCTGGTGTCTACCGTAGGCACCAACATCGCACTGCCTGGCGCGCGATTCGTCCGCACCGTGGCGGCTGAAGAAGTTTCCGAAATCGAACTGGCATAACGAGGTACGCAATGAAGCATTTTGACGCAAGCCCCGATGCTGCAATGTCGTTCCTGGTTAGCCAGCGAACGCACATCGAGCAGCAAGTCTACGAAGTCCGCTACCCGGACGTTACCTACGACGAGATTCTCGCTGTAGATACCTCCGCACCCGAGTGGGCGCCGATTGTTGCGGTTCAAACTGCCGACTTCCGGGGGAAGCTGGAGTTTGCAGGTCCGAACAGCAACGATGACAACCGCGCTGACGTTGGTTACGGCTTCGGGACTCACCCGATCCAGACTGGCCGCCTCGGCTATGGCTACTCGCTGGAAGAAATCCAGCAGGCCATGCTCATGGGCCGCGACCTGTCCGCCGACAAGGCCCGCGCTGCCATGCGCGCAGCAGAGCAGGGGCTTAACCGCCTGGCATACCTTGGCGATGACAGTGCCGGCTACGAAGGTCTGTTCAACAATTCCGGCGTAAGCGTGGATAGCGCCCCCGGCACCATCTCCGCGCTGGCCGCCGCCGCTACCAACGTTGCCGGCGCTCAAGCTATCGTGCAGTTTTTCCAAGGTGCTCTGAATACCGTGTACGTCGATCAGACGAACACCACGTTCATGCCGACTCACATTCTGCTCCCCCCGGCACAGTATGCGATCCTGGCAAGCACCATCCTGCCCTTTGGCGGCAACATGACCATCCTGAACTACCTGCAAGCGAACCTGCTTTCTGGTCGCCAGCCGGTCACCATCGTTCCTGAGCTTTCACTCCGGGGCGCTGGCGCGGCTGGTGCAGACCGCATGATGGTCTACACTCGCAGCATGGAAGCGGCCAAGTTTCACCTCCCATTGGGCTTTCGCTTTCTTGACCCGTACCGTGATTCCGGCACTAGCTGGTTCATTCCGGGCATTCTGCGGACAGGTGGCACCGAAGTTCGTGTACCGGCTGCTCACGCCTACTTCGACGGCGTGTAAACCGGCATTGTGCTATGATAAAGGGGCCGCTTGGCCCCTTTTTTCTAACGGAGTTATCCGATGAAAGTCACCGCAACACGACCCACATGGGTAAATGCTACGGGCGGAAAGACCCTGCTAAAAAAGGATCAGTCAGCCGAAGTCGATGGCCGCCAATACCGAAATCATCCTTTCGTCGCCGCTGGCTATCTGGTGGTAGAGGAAGAGCCCAAGCCGAAGCGCAAGCCGAAAGCCGAGCCCGCACCAGAGGCTGATGATGCCGAGGCGGATGGCGGGGAGTCATAACCCATGACCGACCTCACCCCCGACGCTGAAATGATCGCCAGCTTCCGCACTCGCCAACCGGCATTTGCGGACGACACCAAATGGCCCGATAGCGTGGTAGAGCAGGCGCTCTGTGATGGCATCATGGAAACTAACAAGGCGCGCTGGGGTGTGTACGCCGACGAATGCCGCAACTTCCGGCAGCGTGGTATCTTCCTGTTCGCCGCCCACTGGCTGTCGCTCACTTACCTGACGCAAGCGGGCGCGACTGACCCTAGCAATATCAACGCGACCGCCCGTCTTAACCTGTCGGGTAAGTCCGTTGGTTCCGAGTCTGTGCAGTACAGGATAACCGAGATGCAGGACACGGGCGACGACTGGCTATCGACGACCCATTATGGCGTGCAATTTTACCGGCTGCGTAGGCGGGCAGGTATGGGGATGGTGGCGGTCTGATATGGCCATCAAGCCCACCGTCCACGTATCCAGCGGCCAAGGCATCGAGCGCAAGCTACGGCAGCTCAAGGAGCGGCTGGCAACGAATCAGGAGGCTGCCATCGGCCTGCCTGCCGACGCTGGCACGCACCCTGATGCGGGCATGAGCCACGCAAGGCTGGGGGCTATTCATGAGTTTGGCTCGCCCTCTGCTGGCATCCCCGAACGCTCCTTTCTCCGCGTGCCGCTGCGCGCCGCACAGGACGAGCTGGCGGGACACTTCCGCCAGATGATGCCGCTTGTGGCTCAGGGCGAGATGACCATGCAGCAAGCTCTAGACGCCATCGGTGCCAAAGCCGCCGCCGTGTCTCAGGAGGCCATTAGCGCCGGCATTACGCCTGCTAACAGTGCCGAGACAGCAAGGCGCAAGGGCAGCAGTAAGCCGCTTGTTGATACCGGGGCGCTACGCCAGGCCATTACATGGGTTGTCAGAGATAGGGGGTTGTGATGACCGAAGTAGAGCAACACTGGCACCACGCCGCACGCGCCCAGCATATCGCATCATGGGCGTGGCGCATGTGGATCGAGGAAGGCTACCACTGGGAGTATGAATAAATGCTCGACATGCTCGACCACGTATCTCAGCCATTCAACACACAGCCCACGGGCGGCGTCAC